CACTGCTGTCACTACGGAGGGCAACCCGTGAACAACGAGCTGGTGGGCAAGGTCGTCGTGGCCTTCCCGAGCACCGGCCACGACATCAGCAGCCGCTGGCTGCGGTCGCTGGTCGAGATGGACGTCTACGACCGGGAGCGCAGCGTCCGGCTCTGGGAGGAGATGGGCTGCCCCGAGCAGCCCAACCCGCTCGAGCTGCGCCTGTTCCACAACTACCTGTGCGTCGAGGCCACGGCCAACCTGGCCAAGGCGCGCAACCGCCTGGTCGACGAGTTCCTTACCAACGAGGTCTACGCCGAGGCGCAGTGGCTCTGGTTCCTGGACTCCGACATGGTGTGGGAGCCCGAGCTCATGCACCGCATGGTCGCCCGCTGCGCCCAGATGGACCTGCGGGTCCTCGGCGGCCTGTGCGTCATCGTCACCGAGAACGGCCCGCTGACCACGCTGTTCGCCCACGACGACGACACCGTCACCCAGGTGCTGCTCGACTGGCCGGACGGCACCGTCTGCGAGGTCGCGGCTACCGGCACCGGCTGCCTCATGGTGCACCGCTCGGTGCTCGAGGAGATGCGCGAGAAGTCGGGCAGCGCCAAGAACGCCTGGTTCGGTTTCGACGTCGTCAACTCAATCACCGGCAAGGAGTGGGCGCTCGGCGAGGACATCTCGTTCTGCCTGCGTGTCCAGCAGCTCACCGACCACAAGGTCTACGTCGACACAACCGCACACGTAGGACACCACAAAGGCGCCAAGGTCTGGTGGCCGTCGGAGACCAGGACCAACCCGGTCGACGTCGACAAGCTCCACACCTCCACGGTCGATGAGAACGTTTGGGCCTGACGCGGCGCGCTACTGGCTTGCCGCCGACGGCAAGCCGGTCGCCAAGCCGTTCCACCTCCGCTGGCTGCTGCCGGCACTGTGCGGTCAGGACCTCAAGCTCTGGTGGGCCGTGTGGGGCCTGTCGTGGCCGCTGCTGGCCTCCGGCACCGTGTTCTGGGCCAGAGGCACCGGAGCGTCGTGGGCGGTCTCTGCGGCCGCTGCGGCGCTGCTCGTGGCCCTGCCCGGCATCTGGGGGCCGCACTCGGTGCGTCCAGTCGGAGTCGACCTGCCCGCCATGGCCGTCGGCATCTGGGCCGCCGCCTGTTTCACCAACGGGCAGCCGGTCATCGGCGTCGTCCTAGTGGTCTGGGCGGCGTGCATCAAGGAGACCATGCCGGTCTGGGTGGCGCTGTGGGCGTGGACGCCCCTCGCCCTCGTCGGCCTGGTCGCCCCGGCCGTCGCCGCCGTCGTCCGCAAGCACGAGGTCGACCCGGTCACCGCACAGCCGCTGCTGCAGCGGGTGCACGACCACCCGGTGCGCAGCTCGCTCGAGCACCACCGGGGCCAGTGGCGCAGCGCCTGGTTCATGGTGGCCCCGTGGGGGGTCGGCCTAGCTGCACTGCTCGCACCGACGCCGCAGCTGTTCGCCACCGTCGGCCTCGCCTACGGGCAGCTCGTCGTGGCCACCGACACCGTCCGGCTCTACCAGATGGCCGCCGGGCCCGTCGTCTGCCTCGCAGCCGCCGGCGTCGTTCCGACGCACTGGCTGCTCCTCGCCGTCGTCGTACACGCAGTGTGGTGGCGGGAGCCGGTCGTCGGATGACCGCCACCATCTGTGTCGTCATCCCCACCGTCGGCCGCCCGACTTTGGGTCGCGCCGTCGCCTCGGCCGACGCCTTCGCCGACCAGGTCCTCGTCGTCGCCGACCGGGCACCCGAGGTCGACGCCGACCTGCACGTCAAGCTCGGCTGCCCCGGCCTCGTCCGCAACGCCGCCGCCCCGCACGTCCGCACCGACTTCGTGGCGTTCTGCGACGACGACGACGTGCTGGTCCCCGAGGTCTACCGCCGGGGCGTCGACATGCACCCGGCCGTCGACATGCTGATCCACACGATGGCGCACCCGGTCCTCGGCCCGGTGCCCCGACCTGGGTGGCCGCTCGACCACGGCAACGTCGGCATCAGCTTCATGGTCCGCACCGACCTGTGGCGGGCCAACCCGTTCATCGCCGGTCCTCCGGCCACGTTCCGCGGCGAGGACTTCGAGCTCGTCCGCCGGTTCATGGACCAGGGCAGGACCATCGCACTGTCGACCGAGGTCGGCTACATCGTCCGCCCGCAGGAGGGCCAGTCGTGACCATCACCAACGGCTACCTCACCACCGCCGAGGCCCGCACCTACGCCGGCCTGTCCGACCTAGCCGACACCGAGCTCCTCGACGACGTCGTGACCGCCGTCTCGCGTGCGATCGACAACGCCTGCCAGCGGACGTTCTTCCAGCAGGCGGCGCAGGCCCGCACGTTCGCCACGAGCTCGGCCACCAAGCTCGTGCTCGGCGCCTTCAACGACCTGGTCTCCATCACCACGCTGAAGTTCGACGAGGACGGCGACGGCGTGTTCGAGAAGACCATCGCCTCGAGCGACTTCGGCCTGGTCGACAGCGACTTCCCCGAGACGGGCCCGTACACGCTCGTCGAGCTCTACAACTCGACGCTGTTCCCAGTGCCCGGCGGCACCGCCGGCAGCGGCCGCACGAAGCTCACGGAGGTCACCGGCACCTGGGGCTGGCCCGCCGTGCCGGCGCAGGTCAAGCAGGCGTGCCGCCTGCAGGTCGCCCGAGTGATGAAGCGTCAGGAAAGTCCCCTCGGGGTAGCGGGCTTCGGCGAGTTCGGCGTCGTCCGTGTCTCGCGCCTCGACCCTGACATCGACGCCATGCTGCAGCCCTACAAGCTGCTGTCGCCGGGGCTCGCCTGATGGCGGCCACCAACCTCGACGTCCTCGAGGGCATCGAGACGGTCGTCTCCGCCGGCTGCCCCGGCGTCAAGGTGTACCGGGTGCCGCCCATGGAGGTCGTCGCCCCGGCGGTGCTCGTCACCGGGTTCACGTTCGACCCGCACGTCCAGTTCGGCGCCGACGCCCGCAAGTTCACCGTCGAGCTCACCGTCGTCGTCTCGGCCCGCCAGGTGCAGCTGTTCGACGAGCTGCTGCGCCTCGTCGAGCCGTCGGACTCCCGCAGCGTCCAGGCTGCCCTTGAGACCGACCACACGCTCGGCGGCCGGGTCTCCGACCTGATCGTCGGGGCCGTCGACAGCCTGCGCGAGCTCACCGTCGGCGAGACCGGCTTCTGGGCGATCACCCTTGGCGTCGAGGTCTGGGGCTGATGGGCACCTCGCGCTCCGGCGCCGACCTCTCCAAGAAGCTGATGGCGGTGTCGAAAGACCTTGGCCGGGCCAACCGCCAGGCGACGTCGGCGGCCGCCATGCAGTACAAGGACGAGCTGCTCGACAACGCCGAGCGCGACCTCGACAGCCGCAACCCGTCGCCGAAGCGGTCGTTCTCACGCTGGGGCAAGGACAGCAAGGGCATGGCTGGCAGCCGCAAGGCGCTGCAGGTCAGCGCCGGGTACGACCTGCGGGGCTACACCAACGCCGTCGCCAAGCTCAAGGCCCGGCCGCAGGGACCGTGGAAGGTCCTCGAGTACGGCGCCAAGCCGCACCCGATCGTGCCTGGCGCCAGCAGGGCCATGCGCAAGCAGGCAGCCTTCGTCTCAGCGTTCACCGGCGCAGAGGTCGGCGCTGGCGCACTGTCGGGCCGTGTCTCGTCGCTCGGCCGCAGCGGCCGCCGGTACCTGAAGATCCCCGGCAGCCCGACCGGCTTTGCCGCCTACGCGCAGTCGCCGGGCTCTAAGGCCAAGAAGACCTGGTCGCGCTCGCTGGCCAAGCGGACACCGGCAGCCATGCGGGTGTTCAAGTCGTCGCACCAGCGGTCGCTGCTGCGGGCACTGAGCCGGTGAGGGCGCTCGTCGTCGCACCCGGCCCGAACTTCTCGGTGGCCGACGTCTACCGGGGCTGGGCCGAAGGGCTCGCCGCCGTCGGCGTGGAGACCCGCCTGTTCGAGCTCGACACGCTGCTGCAGTGGTACTCGACGGCGCACCAGCAGGACGCCTCGGGCGCATGGGTGCAGCCCTACGAGGAGGAGCAGGTCGCCCAGCTCGCCGCCGGCCACATACGCGCCGAGTGCTACGCCTGGTGGCCCGACCTGGTCGTAGTCGTCAGCGGCTTCTTCATGTATCCGTTGCTCGTCGACATGATGCGCGACAGGGGCCACAAGGTGGTGCTCGTCGCCACCGAGGAGCCCTACGAGACGACCCGCACGCTGGACAAGGCCCGCTGGGGCTGGGACGCCGTCGTCCTCAACGACCCGGTCAACCTCGAGCTCTACCAAGACACGCTCGACTGTCCGGTGTTCTACGGGCCGCACTGCTACCGGCCCGACGTCCACAAGCCGGGACCCGGCACCCGCCAGAGCGACGTCGCGTTCGTCGGCACCGGCTACCCGTCGCGCCAGCGGTTCTTGGAGCGGGTCGACTGGACCGGGCTCGACCTCGTCCTCGCTGGCAACTGGGAGCACTCCTCGCCGCAGCTCCTCGACCGGCTCGTGCACGGCGAGACGGAGTGCATCGACAACGTCGACGCCGTCGGCCTCTACCAGGGGGCGCTGGCGTCGTTCAACCTCTACCGCCTCGAGGACGACGGCGGCCTCAACTCCGGCGCCGACGGCTGGGCCATCGGGCCCCGAGAGGTCGAGCTCGCCGCCACCGGCACCTGGTTCGCCAGGCAGTCCCGGCCCGAGTCCGACGAGCTGTTCCCGATGCTGCCGACCTTCGACAGCCCCGAGGAGCTGGGCGACCTGCTCCGCTGGGCGAAGGCGAACCCAGACCTGCGGCAGTCCGCCGCTGACCGTGCCAGGGCCGCCGTGGCCGACCGCACGTTCCCCAAGAACGCCGAGCGCCTGCTTCGGGCGCTCGACGTGTGACACCCACCCCAAGCACAGAAGGAGCCCGTCGTGGCCTCTCCCATCACCGGCCGTAACGGCCAGCTCAAGGTCGACCAGAGCGTCGGGGCCAACGGCTCCGCGTCGACCGTCGCCAACCTCACCACGTTCGACATCCAGCAGACCCGTGACAAGACCGAGGTCACGGCGTTCGGCGACTCGACCAAGACCTACATCGCCGGTCTGGCCGACGCCTCCGGCTCGTTCTCGGGCTTCTGGGACTCCGCCGGCGGCCTGCAGGCAGTGGCCGACGGCAACGCCCGCAAGTTCTACCTGTACCCGACGACGTCCGACACCACGAAGTACTGGTACGGCACGGCCACGTTCGACATCACCGTGTCGACCTCGGTCGGCGGTGCGGTCGAGGCGTCCGGCTCCTGGGCCGCCGCCACCTCGGTCAGCTACGTCGGCTGATGGCTGAGGAGTGGGCTGTCACCACGCCGGCGGGGCAGGTCCGTATCGCGGACCTGCCCCTCACGGCAGTGGTCACTCTGGAAGCCGACTGCGACCTGGAGTGGTGGCGCATCGCAGCGCACCCGATCCAGACCGCACGAGTTGCTAGCTACGTCTACGCCGCATGCTGCGAGTTCAAGGGCGCCAAGCCTGCCGAGCTCACCATGCGGGACCTGCTCGAGGGGACCTTCGAGACGGTCGAGGAAGACCTGCCGACCCTCTACGAGGGCGGTATCCCAAAAGCGGGTTCGGAGGCCGGGGCAGTGACGCCTGGGTCGTCTGGTGCGCAAGAGAGTTCGGCTGGCCCCCAGACGTGACTCTCCGTCAGTCAACGCGCAGCCTCCGGCTGCTCAACGAGTCGAAGGGCTAGGCCGTGGCACTGCTTGAACGTCTGCAGATCCTCATCGACGCAGACGCCAAGGGCGCGGTCCGCGAGTTCGACAAGGCCGGCGCAGCTGCCGACAAGCTCGACGCCAAGCTCGAGAAGGGCTCGGCAAAGACGTCGGCGCGCCTGCAGTCGATCGGCAGCAGGACCGCCATCGGCGGGGCAGTAGTCATCGGCGGGCTCTTCAAGCTCGCCCAGGCGTCCGACGAGGCAGAGATCCAGCAGACCAAGCTGGAGAACTCGATCCGCAACAGCGACCAGACGTTCAAGAACAGCGGCAAGGGTCTGACCGACCTGGCCACCGGCCTGCAGCAGGTCACCGCGGCCGACGGCGACGCCATCGTCGGGGCCGAGTCGCTGCTCGTCCAGATGGGCCTGACCGAGGAGCAGGTCAAGACCGTCACGCCGCTCGTGGTCGACCTGTCCCGCAAGCTCGGGATCGACCTGGACACCGCAGCCAAGATGGTTGGCAAGTCCATCGGCGGATCGGCCGGGGCCCTAAAAAAGGCAGGTATCGAGGTCGACGGCGCCCGGCTCAAGACCGACGCCTTCAGCGCCACGGTCGACGCTCTGGCCGGTTCGGTCGGTGGCTTCGCCCGCCAGGAGGGCCTGACCTTTGCCGGCCAGATCGCCATCTTGAAGAACAACCTGGGCGACCTCGGCGAGTCGGTAGGCAAGGGTGCCGCAGGCGTGTTCGGGGCACTGGCCGGTGACGCCGCCAAGGCTGCTGGCGCCCTCAACAAGATCAACCCGGCGATCCTTGAGACCGTCGGCGCAGTCGGCGCCACGGGCAGCCTGGCAGCGACGCTCGCAGGCGGCTTCGCCTTTGCCGCAGGCAAGGCCATCGACTTCAAGAACCAAGTGCAGGCCGGCAACACGGCGCTCGTCAAGGTCGGCGACGACGGCGTCAAGTCGCTGACCAAGGTCGGCAAAGCTGCGTCTGCCATCGCCGGTGTGGCGATCGTCGTCGGCATCATCGAGACGGTCGCCACCATCTCGAACTCGATCAACCAGATCGAGAAGAAGGGCACGGCAGCGTTCGACGGGTTCCGTGGTGCCATCAACGGCACGTCGGCCGACCTCGCCGACGCGTTCGCCAAGCTCGTCGAGGTCGAGGACAAGTCCGCCGAGTTCGCCGGCATCTGGGAGGGCTTTGGCGCCGAGATCCAGCTGGGCGACTTCAAGGCCGACGTCGAAGAGGTCCAGGCGGCGTTCAACAAGGTTCTCGACACGTTCGGTCCAGAGGCTGCGCAGAAGACGATCGACGGCCTGCGCAAGCAGAACGAGGCACTTGACAAGAACTCTGACCAGTACCGGACGAACGCTGACTTCATCGCAGAAAATCAGCAGGTCATCAACAAGCGCCGCACTGCCCTCACCCAGGCGACCGTTGCCGAGCGCGAGCAGAAGAAGGCGACACAGGAGGCCGTCGAGCAGTACGACCGTCAGACTGCAAGCGTCGAAAGCGTCGTCCAGACGATCAAGGACTACAACGACAACCTGACTCTGCTCACTGCCGAGTACGACGCTGCGCAGGCTGGGGCTAAAGCGTTCGGCGACCAGGTCGAGCGAGCCACGTCGGTCGACAACATCGCAGGTGCGGTGACCAGGCTTGGTGGGGCTGTCCGAACGCTCAACGCCGACCTCGCCGCCCTGCCGTCGTTCGAGGTAGCGCTCGACCCGACCCGCATCAGCGAGGACGCTGGCAAGGCCGTCGACTCGCTCATCCAGTTCGGCGGCGCCGCACAGACCTACTTCCAGCAGGTCATCGGAGCCGGCGGCGCCGACCTCGTACCTGCGCTGGCAGAGAAGTACCGGACGATCCTGACGACCGCACTCCAGAACGCCGGCGTCAACCCCGCAGACATCCCGAACTTCATCCAGCTTGCGGGCCTTGACGACGAGTCGATCACCGTCGCCGTCAAGTTCGCCAAGGACCAGGCGTCGCTCGACCGGCTCAAGCTTGAGCTCGAGCTGTTCTCGACCGAGCTGTCGAACGACCCGGCTGCGACGGCCTTTATCAAGGCTGCGATCGCCCAGGGCAACTTTGAGGGCGCCCAGAAGTTCTTTGAGATCTGGGCGCAAAACAACCCGATCAACGTGCCGGTCATCCCGACCCCTGGCACTGGTGGCAGCTACACGGTCACCGTCACCCCTGGCGTCAACAGCTCTGGTGGCACCTCGGGCAACCAGCGAACGCCTCGTGGACGACGCGTAGGTGCCCCGAGCAGCGAAGCACCGTCGCCACCTTCGGCATCGCTGCCGCCAGGGCGCGCCTTGGGTGGCCCGTTGGCCAAGGGCCAGATGTCCTACGTCAACGAGATGGGCGCCGAGATGTTCGTGCCGACCAGCTCGGGCTTCGTCATGGACAGCGACGACTCCAAGGCCCTCGTGCGTGGCGTCGAGGCCATGCTCGCCGGCGGCGGTGGCAGCACCATCAACGTGTACGAGACCGCCAGCCCCCGCCAGACGGCCACCGAGGTCGTCCGCAAGCAGCGCGACGCCGCCTACCTGATCGGACGCTGAGATGCCGAAGCTGACGTACAACACGGCGGCCGGCGACCTCACCATCGGTGGCATTGCCATGAACGGGCCTGCGTGGAAGGTCCTGAACCTCTACGAGCTGTGGCAGCCCGCCAACGTCCGGGGCTCCGACCGCATCATCCCCGGCAGCGGCGGCGTCGTCGCCTACCCCCGTCGGGCCACCGTGACGGTCCGCAGCCTGCAGATGCTCATCTCGGGCACCCACGACCGCACCGGTGCAGCAGTGGCCGACAAGTTCGAGGGCCTCCAGGCCAACGTCGACTACCTGATCGCCAACGTGGTCGTGCCGACGGGCGCCACCGACGGCACCCGCTCGGCCGTGCTGACCATGCCTGACGGCACCACCCGCACCGAGCCGGTGCACGTCCTCGGCCTCGAGCTCGGCGACCTCTCGCTTGACGGCGGCTGGACGAAGGCCGTGCTTGAGCTGTCAATCCCCACCGGAAGGATCGTCTGACATGGCGAACGCAGTACAGGCAACCGCACGCAAGCTGTTCCTCGACGGCGACATCGACCTGCTCAACGACACGGTCAAGGCCGTGCTCACCAAGACGTACACCTACTCCGCAGCGCACGACTTTCTTGACGACGTCGTGGTCGGCAATCGGGTCGCAACCGTCACCCTGGCATCGAAGACGACTACGGGCGGCGCCTTTGACTCTGCCGACCCGGTGTTCACCGCCGTAGCAGGCGGCTCAACGGTCACCGGGCTTTGGATCTACAAGGACACCGGCACCGCATCGACCAGCCCGCTCATCGCCTGGTACGACACCAACGCCTCGGCCGCAGCGATCTCGATCGTGACCTCGGGCGGCAACATCACTATCACCGTCGCTGCGTCGGGCTGGTTCACCATCTGATGGCCGACGTCACCGAGGCGCTGCCGGTCATCACACAGACCGCAGCGCCTCAAGCGCCCGCCATTGACCCGGCGAACCTGACGCTGGTGCTCGGCACCATTGCCCGCAAGGCCAAGGTGCAGCGCGGCCCAAGGACCTCCTGACATGGCTGCGACGATCACCGCCGAGCTGTACAACGCCGCCAACTCGACGCGCCTTGCCGAGCTGCCCTACGCCTTTGACCACCGCTGGCAGGAGGTGCTGAACGACTGCGGCACCTGGTCGGTGAGCGTCGGCACCGACGACGCAGCGCTGTCGTCTGCGACCTACGGGACCGTCGTGCGGTTCCTCGTTGACGGCGAACCGGCGTTTGCCGGCGTCATTGAGCAGCGCGAGCTGCGCATCGTTGCCCGAGGCGAAGAGGTCGACCAGGTCGTCGAGCTGTCCGGCCGTGGCCTGCTGGCCCGCTGGGAGGACGCTGTCGTCTACCCGAAGGGTGGCATCGACGCAAAGCCCTCGAGCGACGTGCGTCCTTTCAACTGGTGCTTCAGCGAGAACCCCTACCTGCTGGGCTGGCCGTTCGCCTTTGTGCGCCACAGCGCCATTGCCACCCGCATCGAGGGCGACCCGCCGCTCTACTCGCCCTGGTACCCGCCGAAGGGTTGGCCGTCACCGTCGTCGGCCTGCTGGCTGTGGACGAAGAACTACGGCGACGTCACGCCGTCGGGCACCTGCTACTTCATCTACGTCTACAACGCCCCGAGCGACATGGACCTCGTCATGTACCTGGCGGCCGACAACCGGGCCACGCTGTACGTCGACGGCATCAGCGTGCTGGAGACCGAGCAGTACCCGGCGTTCAGTTTCGAGGAGTGCTACCGCACCGTCGTGCCGATCTCGGCCGGGTACCACGCCATCGGCATCGAGGCCGAGGTCTACGAGACCAGCCCCAACGGCCTGTACCGAGGCATGGTCGCACTGTCGGCGCACCAGCTGCCGAGCGACGGCGTCCTTGATGCCGGCTCGTCAGTGTTCACGACCGATTCGACCTGGCAGTGCCTGGACTACCCGACGGTCGTGCCCGGCCGCACCGCCGGCGCAGCCATCTACGAGCTGCTCCTTGAGGCGCTGGCCCGAGGGTCGATGACCGGCTGGACGATCTCGTTCGACGCAGAGACCGACTCGGCCGGCGACCCGTGGCCCTACATGTTGTCCGAGACGTTCCAGATCGGTGCCGACCTGTTGTCGATCATCCGCCAGCTGGGCGAGGCGTACCTCGACGTGACTGTCGACCCGGTCAACCTGCAGCTCAACGCCTTTGTCAAGGGTGGCTCGCGCACCTCGGCGGCGACCTATGCGGCCGGGACGAACCTGACCGAGCTCGTGCACACCGAGAAGGGCTAGGCCGTGACGATCCTCAACGCCGTCCTGGTCCGCTACGCCAAGGGCTACAAGTCGGCCACCGACGCCACGTCGATCAGCAGCTACGGCCGCAAAGAGTCGTTCCTGTCGTTGTCCTCGCTCGAGGAGGCCGACTCGGCGCAGCAGTCTGGCGAGAAGACCCTTGACCTGTACGCCGAGCTGCAACGCACCGTCACGATCGCCATCGAGCCGCTCACCGACGCCGACTGCCCCTACAAGGGCGTGTTCGTCCGTGACGCAGTGACCGCCCCGGACCTGAGCGCGTCGCCGACGACGTACCGGGTCGTCAGCATCACCGCCGGCATCGACGACGAAGGCTTCGCCACGTTCGTCCCCGAGCTTGACACCAAGGCCGACGCCTTTGCGGACCGCACCAAGCTGTGGCTGAAACGTGTCGGCGACGGCACCCTTGCCGGCCGCTCCCCGAAGGCGCAGCTCGTCCGGCCCCTTGACACCCAGGTCCTGTCGGGCAAGGTCGAGGTCGTCACGCCGTCCAACTTCAGCCAGGCCACCGTGGCGGTCGAGGCGTCGCCGCGCTGGTCGCCTGACAAGACGGTGCGCATCACCCAGGTCGACGCGACGCTTGACACGCCGGGCTCGTCGACGACGACGGTGGTCGTCAAGAAGAACGGGTCGACGGTCGTGACGCTGTCGCTGACCTCGGGCATCTACCACAACACGGCGCTGCCGGTGGACCTGTCGCTCACGGCGTTCGACTGGCTGACCGTCGAGACGACCGCTGCGGGCACCGGGGCGGCAAACCTGAACGTCCAGATGGTCGGCGGACCGGGGTACTGACGTGGCTGCGTTCAGCCTCCAGAACATCGGAAGTCAGGCTTCTACAGAAACTTCAACGACGTTTTCGGTAAGTTTTCCACCGTCTCCGCAAGTAGGTGACGTGTTCTTCCTCGTGTGCCGCAGCATGAGTGGAACCGCCGCAACATTTACCCCTGACTCTGCCTTTGAGCCGGAGGAAATCGGTGCACGACTTACGGTCGACATCAACGATCCTGCGTCGTCGCGCCCTATCGGAACGCTCCAAGCATTCTGGTGGGTGCACGACGGGACAGGCACAAGCATCAGCGTCAGCACCTCAGTTACGGGCTCGTTCAGGTTGTTGGGACAGATTTTTTCGTACAGGGGTAGCGGCACGGCCGCTCTGGCAGGCACTCCGGTCGACGCAACCGCCGCCGCATCATCGACTTTTACCGGGCCAAATTTTGTTGTCCTGAGCGGCGGCGTCACTGCGATCAACATCAGTTTCACCGCTGCGGTCTCTGGCACGCTTACCGTTACAAACAGCCAAGGTTGGACGAGGCAATCGGTGCTGGCCACCACTCCGGCTGGTCTTTGGTTTGACATCACCGGATCGGCAACGACTTATACGTCCCCGACAGTCCAATCAGGCTTTCTAAGGCCATGGCTTTGCAAGGTATGGGGACTCGGCAATCCACCTACTTCCGGCTGGTCGGTCGGCCAGATCAAGTACTAACCCCAGGAGGGCACCCGATGAGCTGGAAGAGCATCCCCAACGGCACCGAGGTCGACGTAGTCGGCCCGGTCGGCGACACCCTCGAGCTGGCGATCAGCTCGACGTCGACCGACTACACCTGGACAGGCTGGACGTGGACCGGGCAGGTGCGGGCCACCGCCGACGCAGCGTCCACCGTCGGCACGTTCACCTTCACCGACTCGTCGACGTCGACGGTGCTGGCCCTCAGCGCCAAGGTCGCAGCGACCACCACCGACGACTGGACCGGTGGCGACACGCTCGTCTACGCGATCCAGGGCACCAAGTCGGGCACCGTCGTCACGTTCGTGCAGGGCCGTGTCGTCCCGCAGCCCAGGATCGTCCGATGACCGCCGCCATCGAGGTCGCATCGAAGGCCGCCGTCAAGATCGTCGTCAACGCCGTCTCGGGCGGCAGCAGCGGCGGCGGCGGTGTCACGGCCCACGGCGACCTGACCGGCCTGACCACCGGTGACGACCACCCGCAGTACCAGCGGAGCGAGTCGACGTTCACGTCGGCGAGCTCGTTCACGATCACCGACGAGACCACTGTGGTGTCGACCGGCTCCACCGTGATCCTGCCGGACGCCCAGTCGAACAGCGGCCGCACCGTCCTCGTCGGTGCCGGTGCCGACGTGACCGTCACCCGCGCAGGCACCGACGTGTTCCTCGACGGCGTCGGCTCAACGACGTTCCTGGTGCGCAGCGGCAACGGCGTCGGGTTCACGTCCGTCAACGCCGGCGGCACCTGGGGCTGGGCGATCGTCACCCGGCAGGGCTCCAGCTACGACCTGCCCGTATGGGCTGGCCAGTCCCTCGCCCAGGGCAAGGTGCTGCGCATCGACGGCACCGGCGCCCCGGCCTGGGCAGACATCGCCGCCGCCGACATGCCTGCGGCGACGACCTCGGCCGCAGGCTCGATGTCGGCCAGCGACAAGTCGAAGCTCGACGGCGTCGCCACCGGTGCCACGGCCAACGCCACCGACGCCCAGCTGCGCGACCGCTCGACGCACACCGGCACCCAGGCCGTCGGCACCATCACCGGCCTGGCCACGATCGCCACGTCGGGCTCGGCAACAGACCTGTCGGCGGGTACGGTCCCGTCGGCCCGGCTCGCCACCAAGGTCGTCGGCGGACAGGACGAAGGCGCCGGTGTCGCACTGTCGGCGACGCCCGCGTCGCTGCTCGACTCGACGATCACCATCCCGGCCTGCGCCGCCGGCGACCTGGTGCTCGTCGCCGGGTCGTTCACGGTCCTGAACAACTCGACGGCGTCCCGTACCTACACCGTCAACTGCAAGGTCGGGTCGACGACGATCACGGCCGTGGCCGCCGGTGCGGTCGGCAACGGCGTCACCAGGTCGTTCATGTTCCAGACGTACCTGCGGGTCGAGGGGACGTCGGACCTGAATGCCACGACGTTCATCGCCCACTCGACGGGCGGCGGCACGTCGCTGGTCGCTAACGCCGCGGGCGTCGCCACCGAGAACATCGGCTCCGGCTCGCTGGCGCTCGACCTCACGGTCACGTCGTCGACCGGCACGACCACACAGACCGGGACGTTGGAGTCCATCACCGTCACGAGGATGGCAGCATGATCCGCACCCTGTACCCGACACCGGGCCCGGTCGACTTCGGCCTCCTGGTCACCGAGCTGCGAGCCGTGGACACGACGGTCATCTCCAGCAACGACGTCGGGGGCCTCGTCGCCGTCTACACGCCCGGCGCCCAGGACGACGTGGCCCTCGGTGCCGTCGTCGCCGCCCATACGGGGCCACAGGCACCGCCGCCCGACCCGCTGCTGCTCCTCGCGCAGGCCATCGTCGACGCTGCGACCATCGAGGACGTGAAGCCCACGGCCCTCGCCATCCTCGGAGACGTCCCGACATGAGCGAGGGCCTGACCATCGCCGTCGTGGCCGGCATCTTCGGCGTCCTCGCCGGGGTGCCCGCCGCGGTCTCGGCCGTGCTGACCAGCCGCACCCGCAAGGTCGCCGAGAAGCAGGCCAAGGAGAACACCGAGCAGCACGGCGAGTCGCAGCGGATCATGGGCGAGGTCGTGCGCAGCGTCGGCGAGCTCGGCGGCAAGGTCGACGGCCTCGGCCACCGCATCGACAACCTCGACGACAAGCACGACGACCTGGCCGAGAAGCTGCACCGGCACCTCGGCGCAGAGCTCGAGGAGGACTGACGATGCCACCCAAGTACCAGCCTGTGACTGCGGCCGAGGCGAAGGCGATCCAGGGGCCACGGCCCGGCAGCCGTGCGCTGTCCGACGTGGTGCTCGCCCGCATGGCGCCCCGTGGCGTCAAGACCGGCGGCATCTACAACAGCCGGCGGGTCCGTGGCGGGCTGTCCTGGTCGACGCACGCCGCAGGCCGTGGCATCGACTGGATGGTCCCCGACAAGGCCACCGGCGACGAGCTGTTCCTGCGCCTGGTCAACGCCTGCGACGCCATCGGCGTCGGCGAGGTGATCTGGCGCGACACCCGGTGGACCGGCGACAAGGGCGCCCAGCCCTACAGGCCGAAGAACCACTACGACCACGTCCACTGCAGCCAGACGATCGACATGGCGTCCCGGCCCGACACGCCCGAGCTGCGGCGCTGGTTCGACCACTTCCTGTTCTTCGGGGCCTGACCTTGAGCTCGCTCGAGGAGTTCGCCAAGGCCAACCCCACGAAGTCGGGCTACCGCTCGTGGATGGAGACGCTGCCGGCCGACATCCTGAAGCAGATCGACGAGTCGGGCGACATCTCCAGCAGCCAGATCGTGGCGTGGCTCAAGTCGCTCGGTTTTGATGAAGTGACGCACTCAAAAGTGGACCATTGGAGGCGTCTCCGTGGGCGACGACCGACCAAGCCTTGACGAGTTCGACCGGCGCAGCCAGCCGCCGAGCGAGCAGGCCATCCAGGCCGTCGCCGAGCTGCTGCAGCGCGCCGGTGTCGATCCGGCCGAGGTCGGACGCATCGACAAGGTCCGGCTGAGCGAGTACCAGACCGCCTACAAGGACACCGACGGCGAGGCCCACGTCCTCGACCTGCGCGCTGCGTCGGTCGTCCTCACGCCCGCCTGGGAGACCGGGCCCGAGTGGCCGGTCGTCGACCAGGCACGGCCCGCCAAGGTCATGTTCGGCGGCCGGGTGGCCAAGGTGCCGCCAGCGGCCGACGGGCTCAAGCGCCTGCTCGTGCTGCCCGACCCGCAGATCGGCTACAGCCTCGACCATGCCGGGCAGCCCGAGGCGTTCCACGACGACGCCGCCCTCGACGTGGCCGTCACCCTCGCCCGCACCGTGCGCCCCGACGCCATCTGCTGCCTCGGCGACCTGCTCGACCTGCCGGCCGTCAGCAAGTACCGCAAGCTTCCGTCGTGGGCGCTGATGACGCAGGCCGCCATCGACCGGGCGCACGACTGGCTTGCCGCCCTGTCGGCCCTCGCACCCGTCGACCTGATCGAGGGCAACCACGACGCCCGGCTCATGCACTACGTCCTGGACAACGCAGCCGCGGCCTTCGGCCTGAAGCGGGCCAACGCCCCGAAGGACTGGCCATCTCTGTCGGTGCCCTACCTGCTGCGCCTCGACGAGCTGGGCGTCAACTACCTCGGCGGCTACCCGGTCGGGATCGCCTGGTACGCCCCGAACCTCGCCTGCATCCACGGCACCAAGCTCAAGATGTCGCAGGTGCTCGACGACGAGCGCGTCTGCGTCGTCCAGGGCCACACGCACAAGGCCGCCGTCGCCTACAAGCAACGACGCACGATGCACGGACCGGCCCTCATGTGGGCAGCGTCGCCCGGCTGCCTGTGCCGCACCGACGGCGCCGTGCCCGGCGTCAACGTCGGCCACGACCAGCGCACCGGCCGCAGCATCAACCGGCCTCAGGACTGGCACCAGGGCTGCGCCGTCGTCACTTTCGACCCGACAGGCGAACGCCTGCCGGTCTACGAGTTCGTCCCGATCAACAGCGGCACCGCAAGGTGGCGCGACTACGTCATCGAGGTCTCACCATGACCAAGTTCCAGAAGGACCTGGCCGAGCGGGTGGTGCGCACGTTCGTGCAGGCCGCCCTCGCCGTCGTCGTCACCGACCTCGCAGGCGTCACCAGCGTCGACGGTGCCAGGACGCTCCTGGTGGCCGCGGTGGCCGCCGGCGTCTCGGCCTGCGTCAACCTCGCCTGCCGCAGCCTGGGCGACCCCGACTCGGGCAGCGCCATCAGCCACGACTAGCTCGCGCTGCCCCTGCCCTCCGCAGCGCTGACAGAGCCCCGCCTCCTGCCTGCCGTCCTTCCCGGCACGGCGGTCGAGGCGGGGCTTTGTCGCGTCCCTGGCGGCAGGTGGAGTCGACGGCGGCGACGCTAGGCCGCCTTGAGCACGGGCACCCACCAAGGGCCGTCGTTGGCCGCGGCGGCCCAGGCGGCGTCGAAGGCCAGCCGGGCGGCCGAGCGGCCACGGTGCAGCCGGTCACGGGTCGACAGTGCGCCCCACGTTGCCACCACGTCGGAGTCGTCGAGGTTCCCGGCCAGGAGCTCGCGCCAGATGCGCTCGGCGCACAGGGCCCGGCCCCGTTCGTCGATGCCGATGCTGGCGCAGGCCCGCATGAGCTCGACGCGCACGTCGGCCGGGTCCGTCTCGGTGGTCATGGTGATTCGCATGGTGTGTCCCTTCCTCTGGACTGTTGGTGCGAACTAGAGCTGCAGGTACCTGCCGGTGGTGGCCAGGCTCTTGTGGCCCATGAGCTGCTGCACCCGGTTCACCGGGTTGCGGCGCAGAGCGTCGTGGCAGAAGTAGTGCCGCAGCGAGTGCAGGCTGCGGTTCTCGATGCCGACCGACACCATCAGCCGTTTCACCGCCGTCGTCAGGTAGTCGGCGTTGTACTCGACGAGCGGCGCCGAGGTCCGGGGCACCGTCGCCAGCTCGGCGCGCAGCCAGGACGACTCGACGGGCACCACCTGGGTGCGGCCGCCCTTGCGGCGCACGGTGAGCAGCCACGGCTCGGCGGACCGGTCGATGTCGGTGCCCCGCAGCGCCAGGATCTCGGCCCGGCGCAGCCCGGCACCGGCGGCGAGGGCGACGACGAGACGCATCGGGCCGTCGGGCGTCGCCCTCCACAGCCGCCCGAGCTCCTCGACGGTCACGGCGTTGGGGGCGTGGTCGGGCTCCGGCGGCGCCCGGATCAGCTCGACCGGGTTGTGGGTGGTGAGCCCGGCCCGGCCCGCCCAGCGGAACAGCCCCCGCATCGCCATCCACGCCGAGCGCCGGGTCGCCGGCGCCTGGTCCTCGAGCGTCGCCCACCAGCGCAGCACCTCGGCCATGCCGACCTCGGCGGGCTTCACGTCGCCGACGACGGCGACGAAGTCACGCGCCTGCAGCTCGCGCAGCTTGCGGCTCGTCGGCGCGTAGCTCTGCGCCGTGATCCACAAGGGGACGACCTCTGACAGGGTCAGGTCTTGCATGAGTTCTTCCTTCCTCGGGGGACGTATCCCCTTGCCCTCGCCGGGAAGTCTTGGCCCGGGGGGGGG